GTGGCCGCCTCTCTGCCCCCGGTTTCTTTGCTGACCCGCTGACCCGCAGGGCCTGGCTTGGCACCAACTGGATAGGCGACGCTCCCTACCACCTTGACCCGCTCAAAGAGATCAACGCAGCGGAAAAGCGCATGTCGACGTTTCTCACCACCCACGAGGAAGAGACGGCCGCTATGCCCCAGGGCGGCGCCGATTGGCAGAGCAAGGTGCCGCAGTTCACCAAGGAGCAGGCCATCCTGCGCGTGCTGGCGCCCGAGCCGGTCGCCTCCCCGGCCATAGAAGCTCCGGAACCGCCGGACAACGATCTGGAGACGACATGAAACTTTTGGACATCATCACAGCCCCGTGGGCCATCATGCCGGATCGGTTAGAAGCAATAACCGACATATACGACCACCATCTGCGCCGGGAAAAAATTGACCTTGCCGCCGTGGAGGCCAGCCTCGGCTTCTCCCTCAACAACGAGGCCAAAGGGTACGAGGTCAATGACGGTGTAGCGATCCTTGCCGTCGACGGGGTGATCGCCAAGCGCATGAACATGTTCACCAGAATCTCAGGCGGGACCTCCAGCCAGATTCTTCAGCGCGACTTTGCCGCAGCGATGTCTGACCGCAGCGTGGAAGCCATAGTACTCGCCGTGGACTCTCCCGGCGGAGCCGTCGATGGCACTCCCGAACTGGCCCAAGCCATCTACGCCGCCCGCGGACAGAAACCGATCCTTGCATGCACCGACGGCATGATGGCCTCGGCAGCCTATTGGATCGGGGCGGCCGCCGACAGCATCTACATTTCTTCGGAAGTCGCCCTGGTGGGCTCGATCGGTGTGGTGACCCAGCACGTTGACGTCTCCAAGGCGGAGGAAAAACAGGGTGTCAAGACCACCGAGATCTCCGCAGGGAAGTACAAGCGCATCGCCTCCCAGTATGCCCCCCTCTCCGAAGAAGGAAGGGCCAACATCCAGGAGGCTGTCGACCACGTGTACTCGGTATTCGTCGATGACGTCGCCAAGTTTCGTGGTGTAGAGATAGAGCAGGTCCTGGAGGGGATGGCAGACGGCAGGATCTTCCATGGCCGCCAGGCAATAGAAGCAGGCTTGGTGGACGGTGTTGCCACCATGGCTGAAACCGTAGCGCTGGCTAGAGACATGGCCAGATCGAAAGGAAAACAGACCAAACGCCCGGCCGGTGCTGTCGCGGCAATCAACCCCACAAAGGAGAACCACATGGATATCGAACTATTCAAGGCCGAGCAGCCAGAGCTGTACGCGGCCATCGTCGCCGAAGCACAGGCAGGGACCGCCGCACTTGTGGCAACCGCCAGGGCCGAAGGCGCCACCGCCGAGAGCCAGCGCATCAAGGATGTCCGGGCGCAACTGCTCCCCGGTCACGAGGCGCTGGTCGAGGAGCTTGCCTTCGACGGCAAATCCACCGCTGCGGACGCGGCGATCGCCATCGTCAACGCGGAAAAATGTTTCCGTGTCTCAGCCTCTGCAGCCATCGAAGCCGATGCTAATCCGGCCGTGCCTAGCGTGGACGCAGACGCCGACCAGCAGAAAACCATCAAGCGCGCAGCTTTCAACGCGCTCTTGCCGCACGAGCAGGCCGCGACTGCTAAGGCCGGAATTAGGATCATCGATTAACCAAATCATTGCGGGCAAACCCCGCCATAAAGGAGTTTCACCATGGCAAACACGCTTACCGGCCTCATCCAGTATGTCTACGACACCGTCGACGTTGTCGGTCGCGAACTGGTCGGCATGATCCCGTCCGTCTACCTGAATCCGAAGGCCGAGATGGTCGCCAAAGACCAGGATATCACCTACGACATCGTGCCGACCATGGCGGCTGAGGATACCACCCCTGCGGCCACCCCTCCGGCTCTTGGCGACCAGAGTGTCGGCACCGGCACCATGAAGATCACCAAAAGCCGCACCGTCCGCTTCTACTGGTCCGGGGACGACGAGGCCAAGATGGGCACCACCATCAAAAACGCTGTGGAGAACAACAAGTTCGCCCAGGCCTTCCGCACCCTGACCAACGAGATGGAGGTCGACCTGGCCGCGCTGCATCTGAACGCCAGCCGCGCCTACGCATCCCACGCGACCACCCCTATCGTGCCCTTCGGCACAGCCGGCGACTTCTCCGACGCCGCCCAGGTGGCCAAGATCCTCAAGGACAACGGCTGCCCCATGTCCGACATGCAGCTTGTCCTCAACACAGCCGCCGGCGCAAACCTGATCGGCAAGCAGGCACAGGCGCACATCGCCGGGACCGACAGCATTCAGCGTCAGGGCATCATCCTTAAGACCGCAGGTTTCAACATCCGCGAGTCGGCTCAGATCGTCTCCACCTTGGCAGTCGGCACCAACACCGGTCCTTATGCCATCAACGGCGCCCACGCCGCGGGCGCAACCACCATCACGCTCAAAACCGGGACCGGCACCATCCTGGCCGGCGACGTGATTACCATCGGCACCGACACCGTCACGAAGTACGTGGTGCTCACCGGCTGCGCCGCTGCCGGCGACATCACTATCAACGCCCCAGGCCTGACCAAGGCTCTGGCCGGCAACGAGGCCATTGCCGTGGTCGGTACCTGCTCCCGCAGCATGGCCTTCGACCGTTCGGCCATCCACCTATTGGCCCGCCTGCCCAAACTCCCCACCGGTGGCGACGCCGCCGTTGACGAGTACATCATGGTTGATCCGCTTTCCGGTCTGCCATTCAGGATCGCCCTCTACAAGGGCTACCACGCCAACCAGATCGCCATCAGCTGTGCCTGGGGCGTCAAGGCGGTCAAGCCGCCGAACATTGCCCTGTTGCTCGGGCAGTAAGGCACTTGAGCTGCTATGCGGCTAAATGAAATGTCAGGGGGGCCATGAGCCCCCCTGCTTTAAGACCTGGTTCCTAGGAACAACGTATGAACTACTTAGCCGACCTCGACATTTTTCTTGAAGACGCCGTCCCCGCCCAGATCGGCGAGGCTACGGTCCAGGTTCTTTTCTCTGACCCCAGCAAGAACCTGGTGCTCTTCGACCGTGAAGTCAACTCCACAGCACCCTTCTGCGTGATGAAGCAGGCGGACGTCCTGGCGAACGACGTGGAGAACGGCACCACGATCATCATCAACGATCTGGGCTATGACGTGGTCAACGTAGCCCCCGACGGAGCGGGGCTGGCAGTCGTCACCCTGACCAACGCGCCATGACAGTATCCATCCGCCAACAGCTGATAGACGCCATAGAGGCACGCCTCGAGACCATCACGGTCGGCAAGGTGTTCGCGCTCCGCAGTGGCGACTACGTCTGCCAGAACACTATCAAGGGGGTGTATCCCTGGCGCAAGACCCCCTTCAACCCGCACGAGCTTCCTGCCATCGAGTTCTGGGATGCCAGCGCGGAAACCAGCCCCGGTGAGGCGAGCCGTCACGCGCACGAGCTCCCGATCGTGCTGCAGGTCTCCACGGTCGGCTCACAGCCGGCGAGCATCGCCCGCACGCTGATGGAGGACATCATCGCCTGCATCGGTTCGGACCCTCGCTGGGGCGGGCTGGCCAGGTGGACCAATATCACCGCGCACGGACTCATGGTCGAGAAGGCCGGGGACGTGGTGGCCGGCGCACAGATCCTCTTCACCGTTGAATACCGCACGCCGCTTTGGCGCATGTAATGGGAGCCACCGAATGACACTACCTTTCGCTCCACTACGCAGGACCCTGTTCTTTTTCATGCTGATCACGGTGGGATGCCTGTTGCTCAACATCGATCAGTCGATGGGCGCCGAGGACATGGTGGTTGCTGTTGATAAGTCCACCCTGCTCAAGGCTGTCGGTCTGGGGATACTTGGGCTCCTTGCGGAGATCTGGCGCGGGCAGAGGTCGCTCTACAAGATCACCACCAGCCAGGGGCAGGAGATAAAGCAGCTGAAGGGTTTTTGCGCCGGCAAGAACCGGGACTGCGGGGACGATGACGATGCGTAACTACTGCCTCCAGACCGGCCAGGTCATCTGACGCGACTGCTGCCCATGCGGTCTGCCGTGCGCAGACCAGGACGAAGAACAGCCACCACCACAAAAGCCCGCAGGGAACACGGGGAGACCTAAGTGAAATACCCAATCACCTTCAAGGAAGCGCGCGACCTGGGCCGACACGGCTCGGTTGCCGCCGGCGAGACCCGCTCAGACCTTCCCGAGGAGTACGCGAGGCTTCAAGTGGCATACGGGTTTGCCGACGAGGCCCCGGCCACCCGCACCAAAAAACAGAAACAGGAGGAGTAAACCATGTCCGGAGAACAGTACCTCGCATTTTACAAGGAGACCGAACGAGGCACCGCCCCGGGGGTCCCCTCCTACAAGTTCCTGCAGATCGTCGGCGGCTGGCCCAAGTTCAAGCCCACCGACGAGGCCCGCGCCGAGTTCGCAGGGGTCAACACCGCCCTGGGCGATCGTTCGGTGCGCCGCAAGGAGAGCCAGTTCAGCGCTTCCCCGAAGATCAACTATCGGCCCGGCGAGGAGACCGGCATCTTCCTGCGCCAGGTGATGGGCTTCGCGGGCGTCCGCAGCACCGTCGACACCAGTGCCAAGAAGGGGATCATGTACCCCTCGACCGCCATGCCGTACGGATCGGGCCAGCCCCTCGAGGACGAGGCGCTTGGGCTCGTGTCCAACCTGGACGAGGCGGGGGTCACCAAGAGCCAGGCGTACGGCGGGTTCCGCCCCGCTTCGCTCACCTTTGAGTTCAAGGGGACCGACGACGTGAGCCTCACGATCGAGGGCCAGGGTGCCGGCGACTGGGTGGGCGCCGTGGATCAGGCCGCGATCGCCGGGGTCTCCCTGCCTGCGATCGAGCCCTTCAACTGCTCCGAGGTGCGCTACTACCTGGGCGCCGGCATCGACCGTACCGGCGTCGCGCCCAACTTCACCGCGATCGATCCCGGCACAATGAAGGAGTTTCTCCCGGACAGCCTCACCCTGAAGATCACCACCGGCATCACCGACAAGGTCGTGGGCAACGGCGTCAAGGGGCCGAGCAAGTCGACCAGGTCGGCCCCTTG